TCGTAGAGGAGCAGCATCAGTTAATTTAAATATCAACCATCCAGATATTGAAGAGTTTTTAATGATTCGTAGACCAAAAGGTGATGTTAATCGTCAATGTCTAAACTTACATCAGTGTGTAGTTATAGATGATGAGTTTATGAATAAACTTGAAGATAGAGATCCTAAATCATTAAAAATATGGGGTGAAATTTTAAAAACTCGTCTTGAAACAGGTGAACCATATATTATGTTTGGAGATAATATTAATAAAGCAAATCCTCAAGCATATAAAAATAATAATCTTCAAGTATCAATGACAAACATTTGTACTGAGATTGCTTTATATACAGATGAATTACATTCATTTATTTGTTGTTTATCTTCATTAAATTTGTCTCGTTGGGATGAATGGAAAGATTATAAGTTTGAAAATGGAATGACATTACCTGAGTTATCTACTTGGTTTTTAGAAGGTGTATTACAAGAGTTTATTGACAGAGCAAAAAATATTAAGTTCTTTGAAAATACAGTTCGTTCAGCAACAAAAGGAAGAGCAATTGGATTAGGTATTTTAGGTTGGCATACATTCTTACAATCAAAAGGATTACCATTTGTAGGTATTCAAGCAAACGCTTATACAAGAATGATGTTTGACTTTATTGAAAAAGAAGCATTAAAAGCATCTCGTGATCAAGCAATTGAATATGGTGAACCAGAATGGTGTAAAGGAACAGGTTTAAGACATACCCATCATTTAGCAATAGCACCTACAGTTTCAAATGCTCATATTTCAGGTGGAGTTTCACCTTCAATTGAACCTATCCCAGCAAATGTTTATAATCTAAAAACAGCTAAAGGGACATTTATTAAAAAGAATCCAACATTAGAAAAATTACTCGAATCTAAAGGATATAACATTGATAGTGTTTGGGATCAAATAGCTAAAGATAAGGGTTCAGTGGTGGGATTACCAGATTATATCTTGACTCCTGAAGAAAAGGAAATATTTTTAACATTCAAGGAAATCAACCCGTTTGAAGTTATTAGACAAAATGCTATAAGACAAAAATATGTAGATCAAGCAATATCTTTAAATTTAACATTTGACCCATCAGACTCACCAAAATATATAAGTGATGTTCATAAGTTAGCTTGGAAAGAAGGCATTAAAACATTATACTACATGAGATCTGAATCTATTCTAAGAGGAGATAATATCTCAAGAGATGACAATTGCGTAGCATGTGAGGGATAAATAAGTTTTTAATAATTTTTATATGTATAATAGTAAATAGGTTTTTTAAATTGTTTTTATTAATTTTTTAAATCTAATTTATACAAAATGAAAAATTTATCAAAAGAAGAATTATTAAGTAGAATAGAAGCAATTAATAGAAGTAATGCTCTTATTTACTTTGATCTTAATGGTATTATATTAGGAGCTAATGATATCTTTTTAGAAGTAATGGGTTATGGTAAAGGTAGCCATGAAGAAATTATTGGTAAACACCATAGTATTTTTATATGTGAAGACTATTCAAGATCACTTGAATACGAAAAGTTTTGGGATATTTTAAGAAGTGGAAAGTACTATCAAGGAGAATTTGAGAGAAGAAAAAAAGATGGTAATCTTATTAATTTACAAGCCACCTACAATCCCATTTTTGATGAAAGCGGTAAGATTACTAAAATAATGAAAGTTGCTACCGACATTACCACAATTATTGATAGTAAAAAGCAGATAGAAGCAATTAATAGAAGTACTGCTACTGTTATTTTTGATAAGAATGGTTTTATTTTGGATGGAAATGGTATGTTCTTAGAAACGATGGGATATAAACCCAATGAAAAAAATCAAATAGTTGGTAAACACCATAGTATATTTGTTAATTATGAATATTCAAAATCTGATGAGTATATTAAATTTTGGAAAAATCTAAGTAGTGGTAAGTTTATAGAAGGAATATTTGAAAGGAAGAAAGTAGATGGGACGACTATTTATTTACAAGCCACCTACAACCCAGTTTTTGATAGTAAGGGAAACGTTACAAATATAATTAAAATCGCAACTGACGTTACTGAATCAGAAAATAATAAAAAAGAAATTAGTATATTATCAAAAAATTTACAATTAGAGTTAAAACAATCGGAAAAACTAAAAGACGAGATTGAAAAGGAGAAAAATGCAGCATTAGAAGATTTAGATGCTACACTTAAAAAGAGTCAAAACGAATTAATAAAAACTATCGTTAAATCAGCTTTGTTCGTAATTATGAGTGTTGGATTTATTACCACCATAATGTACTCGTTTGCTATTTTGTCCAACAAGGACACACAAATAATTGGCTCAACTTGGAGTAATATGTTTAGTGTTTTATTAACAAATGCCTTTTCAATAGTTGGCACAATTATGGGTATTAAGTATGCCACATCAGATGATAAAAAACAATAAAGTATAATTTTTAATTTTTTACCCTTTTTTTTATATGTATAATTAAATAAAAACATTATGTTAAAATTTATATCTGGTTTATTTAAAGATGAACCTGGAAGTCCCTCAATGAAAAGATTTTGTGGATTGATGTGTGTTATAGCATTATGTGCAACTATGTATCAAAATAGTTTTAGTGAATCTCATATTGCTCCTTCACCAATGTTGGTCCAGTCGGTAGCATTATTAGCGTTTGGTTGTTTAGGATTAACAGCAACAGAAAAAATTGCTGAAATCTGGAAAGGTAACAAAGAAGAAAAATAACCAAATCAAATAAATTATGAGTTTAACCAGTTTACAAACAAAACTTGGAATCCTTGCTGATGGAGCATTCGGACCAGGTACAATGAAGGCGGCTATGGCCTATTACAAAATGACCCCTGAAAGAGCGGCACATTTCTTTGCTCAAACAGCTCACGAATCAGGTGGATTTAAAATTTTCTCTGAAAATTTAAATTATTCAGCACAAGGACTACAAGGTATCTTTGGAAAATATTTTCCAGGTAACTTAGAAGAATCTTACGCTCGTAAACCAGAAAAAATAGCTAACAGAGTTTATGCTTCAAGAATGGGAAATGGAGACGAAGCTTCAGGAGATGGATGGAAATTTAGAGGAAGAGGAGCTCTTCAAACAACAGGAAAAGATAACTATTCTCAGTTTGCAAAACATTTAGGAAAACCAGAAATTATGGAAACTCCAGATCTAGTAGCAACAGAATATGCTTTTGAATCAGCTATATTCTTTTTTGATAAAAACAAACTTTGGGACATATGTGATAAAGGAGTTACCAAAGATACAATTTTAGCTTTAACTAAAAGAATCAATGGTGGAACTCATGGTTTAGCAGATAGAGAAGAAAAAACTTTTAAATATTATACTTACGTTAAATAAAAATGAAAAATATCGTACCTAGCCCATCAACATTTGACATTATTATAGCAACATTAACTACTTTATGTACTTTTTTATGTACATATTTTCTCCACTTAACAATGGCTAATTCTGAACAATATTTAGCTATTGTTTCAGTTATGTTTATGGATGGTTTCTTTGGAGTGATTGCAGGTACAAAAAGAGAAGGTTTCAAAACATGTAAAGCAATTAGTGTATTAAAAAATACTATTGTATGGATTGGAATTTTAACAGTAATTTTAACAGTAGAAAAAGGTTTTGCTGGAACTGCTTGGCTTAGTGAAGTTATTGTCGTACCTTTCATGGTGTTCCAACTTATAAGCGCATTAAAAAATGCTTCTATGGCTGGATTTATTAAAAGTAACCAATTAAATAAAATATTAGACTTAATTGACAACCATAAAGGAATTAGAGATGATGAACCTAAACCAACTACAAAAACTGCAAAAACTACAAAACCTAAAAAGTAGAATATTCCCCACAATAATTGCGCTTTCTGCGCTTTCAGTATCAGCTTCGGCCGCTTTCTATTCAGTAAGCGGCCTTAGTAAACTTTTCGCAGGTGCATCACTAGCAGTGATTATAATGGCATCTTCACTAGAAGTATCTAAATTAGTAACAGCTTCACTGTTGTACAAATACTGGGATAAATTAAATAAAATTTTAAGAACATACTTAACAGTTGCAACAATTGTTTTAGTTTTAATTACCTCAATGGGTATTTATGGCTTCCTATCAGCTGCATATCAACAAACAGCAAATAAAGATGAAATAGTAACTCAACAAGTTGAAGCATTAACTTCAAAAAAGAAGTTATTTGAAAGTACTAGGGATAATATCTTAAAAGAAAAACAATCCCTCATTGAATTAAAAGGTACTTTATCTAAAGGTTCAACAACCCAATTTACAGATAAAAAAGGTAATTTAGTTGTAAGATCAAATAATGCAAGTATTAAACAAATGGAATCTGCTAGTAAAACAGATGAAAGTTTAACTGCTAAATTAGACATAGCAAATGATTCTATATTCAGTTTAGAAACACAAATTTTAGATGTTAAAACAAAAGGTGGAGCAGCTAGTGAATTAGGCCCATTGAAATACCTTTCAGGATTAACAGGAATTTCTATGGATAGAATTATAAACTGGTTACTTTTAATTATAGTATTTGTGTTTGATCCATTAGCCATATCTTTAGTTATAGCAGCTAACTTTGCTTTTTCTCAAATTAAAAACCCATTTAAAGAAAATATATACGGTGAAATAGTCCTTACTGAACCTGACATATCAGAAAATGATTCTTGGAATCCAACTAATGAAGAATATAAAGATTACATAAATAATATAGTATCTCCACTTTCTGAAGAAGATAAAAAATATGATTTAAATAATGATGGTGTTCTAGATGTAAACGAGCAAAAAATGAAAGAAGATGAAATGCTTAATAGTCCATCCGTATCCGCATGGAGGAAACGTAAAATTCTTGAACAAAGAGCACAAAAACCAAATGAAGACGACGAAATGACAATAACCTATTAACTTCCCCCGTGGCTTTTAAAATCTTTGTTCGTATATTTAATGCATAAAAAGTTAAATATAAAACAAAGGTTATGTACACAATTCCCAATTCAGAAACAAAAAGAAGAGGTCGTCCAAACAAATCCTACACACATGTTGAATTTGACTATTCAACTGTTAAAATGTATAGAGGATCAGATCTATCATTCAATGATTCACTATTCCAACCATTTAAAACAAACAGAGAAATAGATGTTATTTTATCTACAGATGGAGGTTTAATGCCCGGAACAAATATGGTACTAGCAGGAGGTCCGGGTTCAGGTAAATCTACAATAGCTTTAGATATATTAGCTGATCTTACTATGCAAGGTTATAAATGTTTATTTGTAAGTGGAGAAATGGATGAAATAGCACACTTTAAGTATTGTCGTCGTATGCCAAAATTTAAATGTGTTAGTACATTATTTTTAAAAAATTATGCTAAAAACGCTAAAGAAACACTTGAATATGTGTTTGATGAAGGTTATGATGTAATTGCTATAGATTCAATTGCAGAGGTAATTGAAATGGTAAAAGACAATTATCGAACTACTGAAGGTGCTGCTGAATCATGGTTTTTAGGACTACAAGATAAAAATAAAAAAGGTCAAAATAAGAAAAAATATTACACTACATTCCTAAACATTCAGCAAGTAACAAAAGCAGGTGAATTTGCAGGTAGTAATAGATTAAAACACATGACTGATGCAATGGCCCATGTTGAACGTTCAAAAGATGGAATGACACGTACAATACATTTTAGTAAAAATAGAGATTGTGATAAAGATTTTAAAATGTACTTTGCAATCCATCAAGATTCAGTTCATTATTCATATGAAATAGATAATGAAGAATAATTTGGATATTTAAAAAATAATTCGTATATTTAAATAAATTAAAATTAAAAAGTTATGAGCTGTAACAGTGGTAATTCAACCCGTACGATTAAAGGTAAGTACGATAAAAAATTAAACCTTCAAAAACCTATATCTTATACAATAGATAAAAAAGGTAACGTAAAACCTATTTATTCACATTCAAAAACAACAAAATAATGAGAAGATTTAATACAAAACGATTTAATGGTAAATTTACCCCACTAGACAACAATATTGATAAATTAGTAGCATTTACCCCTTCACTAGATAAAAATTGGAGAGATAATCAACGAATAAAATCCAAACCTTATCAAGTTGAAACATTAGATGCTGTTAGACAATTTCAAGATGAAGGATGGAAAATTAAAGGATCATATCAAAACCGTGAAAAAAGTAATAGAATTTCATCTCACTTCATTAAAATGGAACATCCCGATCTTGTAATCAGAAATGATAAAGGCCAAAGAGAAGCATTAGCTAATGTTTTAATTAGCAATAGCTGTAGTGGTACTAAACCTATGACTTTAGATGTTGGTGCATTTCGTATGGTTTGTTCAAATGGATTATATTCAATGGGTTCAATATCACATGCAGCTATAAAACATAATGAAAAAAATCAACACTATCTACCTGAAATTATAGGAAATTTTAATCTTAAAGCTGATAAAGTTTTAAATGAATTTAAAAAATTAAAAGAAGTTCAACTTTCATCTAAACAAAGATCTGAATTAGCATTTAAAGCTGCAGAATTAAGATTTGGAGATGATGTTAATTTTGATGTTGAACAATTACTTAACACTCATAGAAAAGAAGATGAAGGTGATAGTTTATGGTCAGTATATAATCGAATACAAGAAAATTTAACTCAATCAAATCTATTAATTGACAGAAATGGTAATTTAATAAGCGGTATAAATGATGTTAAAGATGATGTTAAAGTAAATCAACAACTATTTGAGTTAGTACATGAATTAGTTTAAAATAAGGCTTGGGAAACCAAGCCTTTCTTCGTATATTCAATACAAAAATAAAGGTTATGGGTACATTACACTCTAAAGAAAAAATACTTCAAGAATTATCAAAATTAAGACCAATTAAATATAATCAGTTTAGATGGTGGAGAAGATGGGAAAATAAAAATCCTTTATTACCTAAAACAAAACCTTTAATAGATCGTATATTAAATGGTGACTTAGATTTTTCCCATTATTTTTGGCAAGCACAATATGTTCATATTGAAATGGAAGAAAAAAAATCTATTGCTAGAGACAATCTTCACTGGTTAGAAATAATAACAATGGATAGAGCTCGTTTAAAAAGATTAACTGATGATTTTGAACGAGATGAAAAGGAAAGGTTGGCTGAATTACAAAGATCATTCCTTCAGTCTTTTCATATGTCTAAAGAAGATTATCGTACATATTTAGAGGAATTTGAAGGCACGATAGAAGAATTGTATCATTATATCAATGGAAAATGTTTTTCTAAAACATCAAAAAGAGGAAGAACACGTGCTTTAAAAAAAGATTTTCTAGATAAAATATTTTAAACTATGTTAGAAATTTTAAAACATTCTCTTGGCCTATGTGGTGAACATTGGCATCCAAATATTTTTACTTTTTTAATGGGAGGATTTGGTTCATTACCTGTTCTTTCGTATATTAAACATAAAATAAAAAGAAACAAATAGGTTATGAAAGTATTAGCAGTTTTATTAATTTATGGATTTATAGCTATTTTAATAGCAGCATTACTGAAATACACACTTGAAAAGAAGATAAAAAATAAATATAAATAAGAAGTTATGATAAAAATTAGTCACGAAGTACCAAAATGTCTATTAGAACAAAGTAGACAATTCAACGATTATGACTATTGTCTTCCCCATTTACTTGATCAAGATCCTGAATATTTAGAATTTTTTAGAGAATCTAAAAGACAAGGTCGATATATTATAATGGATAATTCACTTCATGAATTAGGTAAAGCATATGATACTAAACGTTTACTTCACTGGATTGATGAACTAAAACCAAATGAATTTATAGTACCTGATGTTTGGGAAAATTATATTCAAAGTGTAGTTAATGCTAGATATTGGTCAGG